CTACAGAGAATCCTACAATGTCACTTCGTCCGCTACTCCTACCAACTACACAATCGACCTCAGTCTCCCCACCGGTGACGATACGCCACACGACGCAGACCAGAGCGCAGCAAAGATTCTGGAGTGATGCGTCGCGCTTCCGTATGTTCATCGGTGGTCGTGGCTCAGGCAAGACAAGGGCCGGCGCCGTCGAAGCGTTGCGACAACCGGAGGGATCGCTTGGGCTCATCATTGCGCCCACGTACCCGATGCTTAAGCTTGGCGCCATGGAGACGATTCTGAGTCTTGTGGCGTCGGCGGGCATCGCCACGTCATGGAATAAGTCGGACAAAGAACTGCGTCTTCTTGGTGACCGTACCATCATCTTTCGCAGTGCTGACAATCCCGACGCCTTGCGTGGTGCCAATGCATCGTGGCTTTGGCTTGACGAAGCGGCGATGATGACTGACACGACGTGGCCAACATCCATCGCTACCCTTCGTCGTGCACCGGGTCGGGCATGGGTCACCACGACCCCACGTGGCAAGAATTGGCTATACAACGTCTGGCAAAGTGGTGGCGAAGACTACACGGTGACCCAAGCCAAATCCACGGACAATCCGTTCTTGCCCAGTCACTTCATCGAGACACTACGCCAATCTATGACCAGCGAGATGTATCGCCAAGAAGTCGACGGTCAATTCATTGACCCCATCGGTGCAATGTTTCAGCGTCATTGGCTTGGCGTCGTACCTCGTGCGCCCGAAGGTCTCAAGTGGTTTCGGTATTGGGACTTAGCCGCCTCTACCAAGACGTCCGCAGACTACACGGCCTCTATCCGTGCTGCCCTTGGTGATGACGGCGTGGTCTATCTTGACGCAGGAATACACATCAAAGCGGAGTGGCCAGACGTCCGCAAGGTCATCGTCTCCACGATGCACAGCGAAGCTGGCACGCAGGTCGGCATCGAAGAAGCGATACACGGCTTGGCGGCAATTCAGGAACTGCGCCGTATGCCGGAGATATCCGGCGTGACCCTCAAAGGAATCCGAGTGGACAAAGACAAGCAAAGCCGAGCGATGCCATGGGCGGCGAGGGCTGAGGGTGGCAAGGTGCGCTTAGTCGCCGGCGCATGGAATCGACAATTCATTGACGAGGTCGTCGGCTTCCCTTCATCACCGCATGACGACTACGTAGACGCCGCCTCGGGCGCCGTGGCGATGATGAGTAAGCCAAGAGTATCATGGGGGTTTGCGTAATGCCAATAGTAGGTTATCCGGGTTGGGTTGATGCCCTTCGTAACGGCGAGGCACTGACATCAACCATCGATGGGTATAACTCCGTGCCGATGCTGTACCGTGCCGTCAATCTGCGGTGCGACGCCATCAGCTCCGTGCCGTATCACATCATGCGAGACGGTACCGAGATTGAATGGCCATGGGCACAAAGTTTTACCCAGCTCATCAAAGAGACCGAGCGGGCTTTGCTGCTGACGGGGTCGGCGTTTTGGCTCAAGCTCAAAAAAGGCAACGTGTTAACGGGGTTTCAAGCGTTGAATCCGCAGACCGTCACCGTCAAATTTGACGCCAGCAAAGCCATACCGGGTAATCCCTTTGCGGGCGTAACGTTTACTCAGCAGTTCCGCGGTATGACCTTTGGGCCGTGGACGGTTGATGACGTTGTGTATTTTCGTGAGCCGTCGTTGACTGACGAAATCGGACCCGGTCTTGCACCGGCGCGCGTCGCCCTGCAAAGTGCACAACTTGCCCACTACTTGGAACGCTTTGCGAGTCACTTCTTTGAAGGCGGCGCCCAACCGGTGACCATTATGAATCTACCCGAAAACATGGACGAAGCGGAGTTCCAACGGTTCAAAGGAGAATGGGGGAAATTTAGTGGAGTGGTCAACGCGTTTCGCACCGCCTTTGTGCGCTCACCCGAAATCAAGGCAACGATTATTACGCCGCCGATTAAAGACCTCATGTTACCTGAATTGCAAGAGCGCGTAGTTACTACCATTGCAATGACGCTGGGCGTACCGCGTACTATGCTTGAAGCCAGCGCCGCCAACTATGCGACCGCAGACTCCGACCGACAAAGCTTTTGGCGTGAAACGATTGTGCCACGGCTTAGCTTGTACGAACACGTCATCAATACGCAACTCTTTGCGCCCATTGGCTACGAACTTGTCTACCACCCTGATGAGCTTGACGTCATGCAGGCCGACGAAGCCGCCCGCGCTGGCTCACTTAAGATGTTAGTCGAGGCGGGGATGCCGCTCCGTGGCGCAATGCAAACGCTGGGTTATAAGAACATCGAAGAGACCCTTGCGATGACCGGGCCGGAGACCGTGGTGCCCGAGGTCGTAGCATTGCCCACCGAAGTCGCCGGCAATGGGGAACCGACGGCGACGGCGACCCGCTCCGTAGACTGGGCGCTACTATCAAAAAAATTAGAACGGCGCATCAAGGCAGGGAAGTCGCCATGGTGTGACTTCGATAGCGCCGTTATCTCTGCCGACGAAGTCAAGTCCGTAATGGCACGGATTGACCATGACTCAACCGTGTCCGACGTGGTGCGTATCGTCGCCGAGGTCAAAGCCGTTGACGACTTGACCCCCGATGAGCGACGCATCTACAACGCCATCGCACCGGAATTAGCCAAGCGGGGCGCTACGTGGGCACGGCAAATTACCCAGAACAAGGAAGTAGACCCCACGCTCAAAGACGTCATTGCGCCCGTGCTAAATGCCGAACTGGCAACGCAGATGGGCAAGCGCATCGACACGCTGGGTACACAGTTCAGCATCCCCATGGACACCGGCGAAGAATCGCAGCGGGTCACCGACTGGCTTAGCGACTACGTGCCAAAGACGACGGCAAAGATTGACCAGACCACGGCAGACCGCATCAAGCCCATCATTGAAACCTACCGCACGACGCCGGGCATGACGATAGACGATGTGACTGCGATGCTGTTACCGTTGTCAGACGCCGTGCGGGCACGGATGATAGCAGTGACGGAGACAACGCGGGCGGCGGCGCAAGCCACGGTGGAATATCAGCAGTACCTCGGTAAGGCGGGCATCACCATGATTCGCGTATGGAATACCGATGCCGACGAAAAGGTGTGCCCCATCTGCACTGGCCAAGCCTACGGCGTTGACCTCAACGGCATGACGGAGGATGAGTGGCCAACAGAGGTTGCCAGTGGCCCGCCTGCCCACGTCAACTGTCGCTGTGATACGTCGCTCCGCTTGGTGCGCCCATGATTCGCACTGACGTCGAAATCATCAACCGCATCTCTACCGCAGCAATCCTCGACGCCTGCCGAGCCGTGACATTGGCCTACGCCGTTGTCGTTCAGGGGCAGCTTAACGAAGACAAGCCACCGCCGCCAAAGCGTGGCTCAATGAAGTGGAAGTCTGAGAAACAACGGCGCTTCGTGATGATGATGTGGAAGCGCGGAAAACTGCGCATCCCGTATCTACGGGGCACGGGCAACGGACTCAACGGTAGCGAAACACTCAACCGGAGCTACCGGGTTGACCTTGACGGCGACACCGCAGTCCTCATGTCGGCGGCGTCCTATGCGCCGTATGTCGTCGGCGACCAACAAGCCGAAATCCATAAAGGACGATGGAAGACGGCGAGAGACGCCGCCGCCATTGTGCATCAGCGGGGTGACTTGCAAACCATCGCCGACCAAGCCTTCGCTAAGTTTCAACCATAGGAGATACGATGAACGACTTAATTACCACGTTGCGCACCTTGCTTGCCCAGACCCTCTTTGCCTACTACAAAGCGCATCAAAGTCATTGGAATGTCACCGGCGCCGATTTTCCGCAGTACCACGAATTCTTAGGCGATACCTACCAAGAACTCTTCGAAGCCATCGACGGCATCGCCGAGATTATCCGAAGCCTTGGATTCAAAGCGCCGGCGACGCTTGCCACGCTGGCAACGATGCAACCCGCCGACCCAGCGACGGAAGACGACGCCTTGCCCGCAATGATTACCCAGCTGAAGGCGACGAACGACCTTATCATCGCAACGCTTCGGCAGGGTATCGACCAAGCGACTGCTGAGCCAGCCGTCGGCAACTTCTTACAAGACCGCCTCATGACTCATCAAAAACTTGGTTGGATGTTGACCGCTATTTTATCCTAGGAGGAATCATGGCAGACACCTACACGCCACCGGCGTCGGTTGCGCAGAATGCACGAAGAGCGCTCGATGTCCGCAAAGCCAAGCCACCGTCACAGCGTGGCATGACGCCGGTCGGCATCGCACGGGCGACGCAACTTGCGAGTCGCAGTCCGGTGTCGCTTGATACGATTCAGCGCATGGTGTCGTACTTTGCCCGCCACGAAGTCGACAAACAGGGGTCGACGTGGTCGGAGCAAGGCAAGGGCTGGCAAGCGTGGCACGGCTGGGGTGGTGACGAAGGGCGCACGTGGGCAAACAGTATTTTAGCAAAACAGGAGACGAAGATGGAAAAGTCTTTCAAAGCCGGGTCACGGCATAGCGCCGCCGATCAACAACTCATCACCAAGGCGCACGGCTATGCGAAGTCGATGATGGAAACCATGGTGCAACTTGGTCACGCCGAAGTTGACCCCGACCCAACGAAGGCGGTCAAAGTGTTGACGCCGGAGGGACTGAGCCCGCGCCAAGACGCCATGGTCGCCGCCTATACGAGCATCGTGGCAACGTCGGGGAAGTTTAGTACGGGCATCAGCGAAAGCGGCGCCCACTACTGTGCGGACTCACCGTGGGATGACGAAGGTATGGTCTGCGCCAACTGCGTCTTTTACCAAGGCGGTGCGTGCCAACTCGTTGAGGGCATGATTGACCCTGAGGGAATTTGCAAGCTATGGGTTATCCCGGAAAAATCCTTAGTCATGGCAGCGCTTGAGCCGATGCCCGAGGACATGGGCGACATGATGATGGGCTATGCAGTGGACGACATGAAAGCCGCCGCCGACCGCAACACCACACCCAAGGAACGGCAAAGCATGCCAGCGGGTGACTTTGTTTTCCCAGATACCCGCAACTTTCCCATTGTCACCCCCGATGATATTAGCGCCGCCGTGTCAAGCTGGGGTCGCTACGGTGGCACGGAATCCTTCGACACCTTTAAGCAAAACCTCATTGCCCTCGCCAAGCGCAAAGGGCAAAACTTCGTCGACGCCTTGCCTCAGGCATGGTTGGACGAGATGACCGCAAAGTCGACCCTTGACACCCCCCTGACAATAGAAGTAGGGGACGATATCAAAGCGTTGGCCCGTCGTTTACTCGGAGTAGTGCAATGACCGACTTTGTAAAATCCTACGGAAGCGGTGTCAAAGCCGTGGGCGACTACACCTTGCAGGGTCGCGGCATCGTCTACGGTGGGCAAGACCTCACCGGCGACCGCTTTACCAAGGCGACCGACCTCGGCGATACGCGGAGCTTTGTCGGTACGCCGGTCTACTACGACCACGGGCTAAGCTCCATTCGTGGGCAAATCGGCACGGTCAAAATGTGGACACCGACCGACGACGGAATCGACGTACAAATTGAGTTAGACAAACGCCTTGACTACGTGGGCGACGTGATGAAGCTTGTCAAAAGCGGAGCGCTCGGCTTAAGCACCGGCGCACTCAGTCACCTCGTCGTCCGTGACAAAGGCGAACTCAAGCGCTGGGTCGTCGGCGAAATATCCC